CCCAGGCGGGACGCGATCTCGTTGGTCAGGTAGGCCTCCAGGGCGTCAATGCTCATCTGCGCCATGGCGTAGGAGATCTTGACGGTCTTGGAGTAATCCTGGCCGTGCAGCGTGACGGTCATGAAGTTGTTGATTTCATCATCGTTCGCGGCGTTCTCGCTCACGGCGGTGGCGTCGCCCTGGGCAATCGCAGTATGCACCGGAATGCTCAGATAGGTGTTGGTGCGATACAGGGTGATATCGCCCAGGATCGCGTGCTGCTCTTCAATCAGGCTCCAGATGTTATTCAGCATCTCGGTGGGCACAAGCAGCCCGGCGCCGTGGCTGTTCGCGGTGGTGTCGCCGGTGGTGGCCACGTAGGCGGAGCGCTCTTCCTGATTCAGCTCAGCACCCTGGAGCGTCTTCAGGAACGCGGTCCGGTATTCCGGAGAATTAACGGTATAATTCATTTTTCTGTCCTCCTTGATAATGGGTTCACCGTCCATCTGGGCGGCTTCTTCGGCCTTGCGCGCTTCTTCGGATGCGGCGGCCTTGCGCTTTTCGATCTCCGCCTTGATGGCTTCGATCTCGTTGACGCGGGATTCCAGATCATCCTCGTTCAGGGCATCCCGCTTTTCCTCGCTGGTTTCGGCGATCAGTTCGTCCATTCTGGCCTGCAGCTGTTCGCCGTTCATTTCGTCAAACTTCATCTCGTTTGACCTCCTTTGTCAGGTTTTCCAGCCGCTCCAGCAGTGCCGTCCGGCGCTCCTGTCTGGCCTTTTCTGCTCGATCCTCCGCCGCTGCTTTCCTCGCGCTCTCCAGCGAGGCCCGCACGCTGTCCAGCGTCGAGCCTTCAGATGCAGCCTGGATATCGGTCCCTTCATATGCTGGGAAGGCGACCGCCGACACTTCAAACACCTTGCGGATGCTCATGATCGTCCGCTTTGGCGTGTCCGTGTCGATGTCTTCCCAACTATCTTTATCAACCGTAAACGCAAACGACATGCCGCTCATGTCGCCCCGTTTTACAGCAGAATAAAGCGCTCTCGCTTCCGCGTTGTTCTCCGTGTCGAGATCCACGCGGATCTCCATGCCGCGGTCGGTAACCGTCATCTGCATGGTGCTGTTCTCGTTGTTGTTCCGGCTCCGGGCAAGCGGGATCCCGCGGTCGTTGTGACCGATCAAAAAGCGCACGTCCTTCAGATCCGTTTCTGTCAGTGCATCCTTATCGATCTTTTCCCGATACCATCCCAGGTCCGTTTCCTGCCCGAACACAATCGGCGTTCCTGTAATATAGGTCCCATGCTGTTCATTTTCTTCAGCGCGGACCTCAAAGGTAAAAGCTCTGACTTCCTTATTCATCATCGATTCCTCCATCCGACCCGCTGGAACCGGCGTCCTTGCTCTGGACATCCTTATACTCACCCCGAATCGGCGTGTATTGTCCGGCCCCGTCCGGCAGCGGCGCATAATTGAAAAGTTCGCGGATTTCGTCAATCGTAAGCACGCCCCGGTCGCCCAGCTGCTGGGCCATGCTGATCTTTGCAGTGATATTCATGTACTGCAGGCGGTTTGCGGTAAACATGATCGCGTTCCCGCCGTTCCGCTCGCGTTCCGTGAACACCATCCGGGTCAGACCCTCGCTCAGCTTGATGGCGAAAGGTTCGATGGAGCCGTTAAAAAAGGCGTCCAGTTCATCACCGGTCGCCTCATTCCTGATGATCTTTTCTCCGACCCCGAAATAATCGCAGACGTTCTCCTTGATCAGCTTTTGCTGATCGGCGTCAACTTTGTATCCTTCCTGCTTCAGCTGCTGGATGTTCGTGAACTGGTTCCCAAACAGCAACAGCCCTCCGCCGCCCGTCCGGAAATTGTTCTTGTCGAAGCGCTCCCGCTCTTTCCGCAGGTCTTCGTCAAATGCCTTCCCGGTCAGCTGGGCCATAAACCTGTATGTCGCGCCGTTTCTCACGCCCTCCATGATTCCCTGGTTTACCATGTTTACCAGTTCCATCGTCGGCATCAGCGCGGTGTTTTTCTCCCCGAAAAAATCGTCCCGCAGCTGGTGCTTTGTAATGATCGCACACCGGCGGAGGGGGACGCTTCGCTTCTGCCCGCCGATAAACGTATATTTCAGGTACGGCTCACTTCTGCCAACAACCTCGCACGTGCTTGGGAGGGCGGGGAAGAATCCGATAACCTCTCCCATGTCATCCAGCATGGGCACGATAAACAGGTTATTCTGGACGTCGTAGATATTAGAACACCGCTCAAGAAACTGACTCCACGTATACCACGGATTCGGCGCTATTTTCGTGGCCGTGTACAACTTCGGCCTCGCTGATCCAGCCATGGAGTATTGCAGCTTGGCCACATGCCGGGCGCGTGCGTCAACAGCCGCCCGGACCATGTCGCATTCGTAGATCTGACCGCCCCAGCTTGTAAATACAGGAGAGTAAGCCGTCAGTGTTTCAAACCGGCTTCCGGCCACCGGCTGTTCCTTCGGCCTGCCGAAGATCCTTTCAATCAGTCCCAACGATCTCACCTCACATTACTGAGCTGGGTACTCATTTCTTCATAGTAGTTATGCCGCATGCAAATTGCGTCACTGAGCGCTGCCATGCCGTCGATGTGCTGCCGCTGATTGATCTTTATCAGTCGGCGACGGTTCGTCCCATCCTCAAACTTCAGGGCCGCGTCAAGCATGTGGACCTTCATCAGGTCATTATCGTTTGCACACCGGAGCCGTCCGTCTTTGATCATGCCTTCCATATCAATCAGGACGCCGGTCAGGTTGCTTCCCTGGCTGACGGACTCCATGTCGTATCCGTCCGCTTCCATGTCCTGCACAAGATACGCGGCGGAGTATCGGTCATATCCGACCTTCAGCGGCAGGATTTCGTATTCGCGTTCGAGCATCTGGAACCACTCATGCACCGCGTGATAATCAACGGTATTCTCGCCGCAGATCGTGAGCAATCCGCGCTGTGCATAGATCCGATATGGCAGGCCGTCGCGGGCGGTGGCTTCTTCAACCTTGTTCTCCGGCATAAAGAATTGCGTGAAGAACCAGCTGACGCCGTCCTTCTCGATCACGATCACCGCAGCGGTCAGGTCAACAGCCAGCGACAGGTCAATCCCGCCCAGGGCGTATGTATGCCGGAAATCCTCGAACGTCTTCTCGTTCCCGAAACATTTCTTGACGTCCTGCGCGGTCAGCCACGCCTGGGAGCTGTTTTGCTTGAGGTTGCAATATTTTGTAAGGAACTCACTTTTTTTGCTCAGTGATCCTTCTGCAACTGCGATTTCCTCAAGCATATAATCAACGCCGACAGATACGCCCAAGTTCGGAAGTGACTTCCGGAGTTCATTGATATCATTCCACTTGTCCGGATCGTCGATCATATACAAAAACGGAGCCAGTCTGGTTTCTTTACTGGTTCCGTTTAGTACCGCTGTGGATCTCTTCAGGATCTCATCATACAAGCCGCCATCAATGAAGTTGGCCGTGCTGATGTAGAACAATAGCGGTTCAGGTCTTGCGCCTTGTGAGCTTTTGACAACCTCTGCCTGTCTGAGGCCAGGCTCACCTTGCCAGGCTCCAAATTCGTCGCAGATTGCCATGCTAATGTTAAGACCATCGCTCTTCTTAGCGCTAAATGCCAATGGCTGCGCGGAGCTGTTGTTTTTCTCCACATACAGATCCGTCCGCCGGCGCTTTGTCATCCGGTCCATCATCGGTTCTTGTCTGATTGTCTGGTATATACCTTCATAGCATAGCCGACTCTGTTCCAGTTTGGGAGCGCATACATACACGCGGGCGCCATATCCGCCATCTTTAAACAAGTGGTGACAACCAAGCCCAGACAATAACGCCGTCTTGCCCTGTTTCCTGCCGATCAGAAGCACGATTTCACGAAACTGGCGCTTCCCGGTATCGTCCACAATCCCATATACAACAGACAGGAAAGCCTTTTGCCAATTTTCCAAACGAATCAGCCCAGGCGCAAGCGGCCCCTCGTGATGATGGGTGTATCTCTCAATAAAGTTGATAACCTCGTTCGCTCGCTTCTGGTCGAAGTGATATGTACCATCCTCCAGCCCGTGGATGATTTGCTCGTACCACATCCGGACCCACCGACCAACCGTAACGGATTTCTCTACTATTTGTTGGTAATAGGTATAAATATAATTGTTCGCATCACCCATTACACATACTCCCAGTGGTATCCACAGGCTGTTCGGTTCGGTTTGCCACACACTCCGCTAATAAGGCACTTGCTTACACCGAACTCATTTTCTGCGGCTCTTGCAGACCTGAACTTTCGCCCAGTTTCTATACACATAACAGGTTTCCCGCCGCAAGGGCGTCCTTTGTGCGATCTGCTCATCTTTTCGCGGGTCTCTTTTGATACAACCTGACCGGCCCTGGCTGCCACAATTCGTTTCATCCGTGTACCATGCACATTGTTATCGTGATATGTACACCACTCAAGATTGCTGACATTGTTGTTCAGTTTATTCTCATCAATGTGATTAATGCACGGGAGATTCTTGGGGTTTGGGATAAAAGCTTCAGCAACCGCCCTGTGGATATAATACCCTTTTTGTTTTCCATCTCTTCTAAGACAAAAGTGTTTATACCCTCGCCCAGAAAGGCTCGTTGCCATAATGGCAGGCTTGCCTGTCTTATAACTTCTTACCTCGCCTTCGTCGGAAATCTCATACTCACCTTCGTACCCACGGATCCATCTCCAAATTGCCATACTCAATTACCGCCTTTCGTAATCGTGCCTTATGTTGAAGGCGTGGAAGACAGTAAGGCTTCTGCTTTTCGGGAGCTACCCTATCCACGCCTGATCAACCTTAGTTAGTCGCAGTCGAACTGCTCATCATCGTCTTCTGTCTTCCGTCCCAGTTTCACGATGATGTCCAGGATAATGCCCGCGGTACGATTGGCCGCGTCGCTGTGTTTCGGCAGCTCCTTCACCAGCGGCGCTGCGTAATCATTCGTCTGGCCTTTCAGATATGTCTTCTGCGTTGTCAGATCTCCGTCTTCGATGCCTTCCTTCAGCATCTCAATCACTTTCTGCTGCAGATCGTACTGTTTCGCGGCAGCAAGGAACAGAGCGTTCTGATCTACGCCGTAACTCTTGGCCATTTTAAGCAATTCATCGTATGTCGTGATCTTTCCAGCCATATCCTCACTTCCTAAAAAAATTCTTGCGAACTTCGTCCAGTTTTTCGAAGG